GAGCAGTCGCGGGTGATTGTGCATGCGCTAGTTAAAAACTTTGCCGGTGAACAATTCAGAATGCCCGCGCGTGATCTGGCGACAAGAAATATGGAAATAAGGCGCCTGCACCATGCGCAAGTTGAAATATCAGTGCTGGCCAAGCGCTATAAGCTGGATCGCACGACGATCTGGCGCATTGTGAACAGTTAGTTATGACATTAACTTGGTCAGATTTTAAATTACCGACTATTAACCTTTGGAGTGTGCCGTATATGACGCAAGTGAGTGATAAAGATAAAGACAAGTTTTGTGATGATTTTCAACATATTGATGCTGATTTTAAAGTTAATACTGATGATGTTAGGCGGGCTCTGGGGGTTAAGGGTTTGGTTGAATTTGGCAGGGATCCTAATGGGTTAGATAATCACGCGCCTGGCGCTAAGGCGGATTCCTTAAAAATCAGGCCATTTTTGGTTCTTGGTGCATTTGCTAACGCCCTAAAGGCTGTGTCAGAGGTGGGCACATTTGGGGCAAATAAATATATAGATAACGGCTGGCTGCAAGTGCCTAACGGCATTGAAAGATATTCAGAAGCTGAGCTTAGGCATTGGCTAGATATGCAAACAGGTGAGGTATTTGATCGTGAAAGTGGGTTGCTACATCAAGCACACAAGGTTTGGAATGGTCTTGCAGCATTAGAGCTGATACTAAGAAGTGAAAAGCAAAAAGCATAAATTTTTATCATATTTGACAGAAACGAGGCGTAAATGAAAATTTTCCCAAATGATAACGTTTGGAACGTTCCGGTTAATCAATTGCCGGTTAATAAATACTCGGATGCTTGGGTAAAAAATATGGGTGCCAATGGCAATTTGCATCCTGATTTTGCATCTGCTTTGGATGATGGCAAAAAGATTGGTATTCCATTAACGATATATAAAACGCGGGCAGATGTGCCGGAATGGAAAACATTTAGTTTTCTTTATGCAGATGAAAGTGATCATATCGAATATCCATTTGGCGCAATTGAGGATGGCCCAGATCATCATTTATGCGTTTATATTGAGGATGAAAATAAACTTTATGAGTTGTTTAACACTGATTGGGTATCTGGTAAGGCTGACAGTGGTGCGTTTTTTGGCAATGGTAATTCTCGGCGGCCGTGGGGATGGACTAGCGCTGATGCTGCTGGTTTACCTGTTGGGGCTGGTTTGGTTCGTTATGATGAGGTTGCGGCCGGTTTTATTAGTCATGCTATCCGCTTCACGGCCAATAAAACTTATGGTGTGGATGACTCCCTAACGGCTTCTCATTGGACAAGTGGGCCGGATGGTCGATTAATGACGCCAACGCAGGAAGGTTTTATGCAGCCTGGTCTTGGGGCGCGTTTTCGCTTAAAAGCTGATGTTGATATTTCTGGCTTTCATCCGTTTTTGTTGCCGATATTGGTAGCGATGAAGGTCTACGGCATTATTTTGGCGGATAACGGCTCTGACTGGTTTATTTCTGGTTGCCCGGATGATCGTTGGGATGATGATGTTTTGGCGCAATTAAAGCGGATTAAGGGGCGTGATTTTGAGGCGGTGGATTGTGTGCCCTTGGGTTTAACTAAAAATTCTTATACTGCTGTTGGTTCTACTGCTTCAGCGCCTAATCCTAGAAGCACTAAGGATGCGGTGCTAAGCGGAGGTAATAAAGAGTCTGTAGAAAATGCGATGCAAGAAACAGTTGAAATTAAGATGCAGTCTAGTGATTTGATGAAAATTATTGATAGCTATATTGATCTGCGTGAAAAAGTCAGCGTGATGGCCAAGCAGCTTGATGAACTCTACAAGCGCTATATGGTGTAAGCGTGAGTATATTATCTTACTATCGTTTGTGTGAGTTGGTGGAGCAGGGCGTTATTGATGCGCCATTATCCAGCGTGCGCGGCACGTCTATTGATATTCACTTGCATCATGAAATCAGGCGTGAACAAATGGGCGGCACAATGGATAAGGTCTGGCTGGGTCGTGGTGATATTGTCAAAACTGAGCATATCGACATGACTGAGCAAGGCTATTTTGTGATGCAGCCGCATGAGTTCATTTTGGGTGGCACGGTTGAGCGCTTCAAAATGCCCGATAATTTATCGGCTGAATTGCGCCTGCGTTCCAGTGTTGGACGCTGTGCGCTTAATCATATTTTATCTGTGTGGGTTGATCCGTGTTTTGAGGGCAATTTAACGTTAGAGCTTAAAAACGATACGCGATTTAAGCGCCTGGTGATTGAGCCAGGCTTGCTGATCGGGCAAATGGTTTTCCATGAGCATGAGCCGGTGCCGTATGAAAAAGGTTATGCGGCTAATGGGCGGTATATGCATCAAAGCGGGGTTACTGAAAGCAAAGGTATAGCCTTGGCTTAATTTTGTAGGGTGCATTTTATGCACCTAAATGGGTGCGTAAAACGCACCCTACAAGTTTTTAAGTTTTTCCTGATAACGCCGCGTCTTAGCTAGATTGCGGCATTTCTCGCAGATCGTTTTTCGTTTAATGCCGGTAAATATAGCCCCGCATACAACGCAGGGTTTTTCCGTCATTGGGCGTAAAGCTGCTAATTGTGCGCCTGGGTTAGTCATCATTGCGCACCAATGTCATTAGTAGCTTTGGTAATGCGGCAAACTTTTTAATACTCATCGCCTTTAACTCTCCAGTAATTATGCATTCAGAATCATAATCGCCTTTTTCTACAGCCTTACCGAGTCTATTAAGTAATTGCATTTGCTCAGTTTGCCACTCATCCGCCCAAGCTAACAGCGTTTGCTCTTTAGCCTCTGGCGATTTAGCACGCATAATGCGCTGATTGATTGATCTATGCTGAGTCATTACTAAACGCCCTCGATATAATCTTTTATAGATAAAATAAATTGTCTATTTTTTTCGACAATATAGCTTGGCAGTGCGAACTGGTTCGCTGGATTACCTTCTTCGTAAACTATATTTAACCAAACTCGTTCTCCACGCATATGGAATTGCTCAGGATAAATGTGTGGAGATAATTTAAATGCTGATATTACTCTCTCTATTTTATCGTTTGTTTTTAAGGGGAGCGACACCGTGAAAGTTTTATTACCAAATGCTCCATATAACTCTCCCGGTAATATTTCTCCGCGCTCACTTTTAACTGGTATTCCGTCATAATCTTGCTCTCCCTTTACAAGCTTTCCGCCGTCAGCATATTCTAATTTCATTTTCTTATCCTCCAAATGTTTCCGGGAAATCCTGAAACCGTGATTACATTATACAGATTTTTACCGATAACGCAAGCGGTAAAAATAAAATAAATTAAAACAAATCAAAAAAAATCCCCTCATGTTGCATTTCAGTAGTAGAAAACGCAACATCCACCCTGTCATGCTTACACCATGGCATATTCAAACGCACAATTAACAGCATTAGAAAACGCAATCGCAAGCGGTTATTTGCGAGTGCGTTACGCTGACCGCGATGTTACCTATCAATCAACAGCTGATATGATCAAGCTGCGTGATGCGATGCGGGCGGAATTGGGCGTTGCTGCGCCTGCGTCGGCTAGGCCGCGTATCGTAACTTTTGCCACGGGTAAAGGTTTATGAAGCGCTTGCAGCATTTTTTCAGAAAAGTCGCGGGCGGGCTTGGCTTTACGCAAGACGCGCCGGGCAATATGAAAAAACGTCGCTATGAAGCGGCAAGCAGTTCTACAAGGACTAAAAACTGGCGTCCGCAAGGCACAGACGCCAATTCAGCGATTCAAAACCCTGAATTAATCCGCAATCGTTCGCGCGATCTGGTTAGAAATAACCCGTGGGCAAACAAAGCTAAAGCGGTGATCGTCAATAACGCGATTGGTTACGGCATCGCCATGCAATTGCAATCGACCAGCGAAGCCAAAACCAACGCGCTGCAAGATAAATTCCTAAAATGGGCAAATTCTACCGAATGCGACGCTGACGGCATTACCAACTTGGCAGGCCTGCAGCAATTGGCTTTTGGTGCCATGGTCGAGTCAGGCGAATGCTTAATCAGAAAACGCCCTCGCCTTGCATCTGATGGCTTAAGCATTCCGCTACAGCTGCAAGTGTTGGAAGCCGATTATTTTTATACTTTCAACGATGGCCCGCTGCCAAACGGCGGCTATATCCGTCAGGGCATTGAATATGATGCTATCGGTCGCCGTGCGGCTTACTGGCTGTATAAAGTCCATCCCGGTTCTTTCGGTCAATACTTCACTAATCAGTCCAGTCAGTTATTCTCGCGCGTGCCCGCTTCGGAAATCATCCATTTATTCCGCCGTGATCGCCCAGGGCAAGAGCGCGGCGTAAGCTGGTTCGCGCCTTCGACTATTCGCCTGCGCGAATTGGATATTTACGAAGATGCTTATTTAAACCGCCAAAAAATTGCCAATCTTTACGCGGGTTTTGTCTCTACTGATAACCCAGACGAAGAAGAGGCGGTTTTTTCTGAAATGGATGAGTTACTGCCTGGCTCCATGTACATCATGAAGCCAGGTCGGCATGTCGAATTTTCAAACCCGCCAAAAGCGGACGACTACGGCCCTTACAGCTTATCAAATCTGCGCGGTATCGCGGCGGGCCTTGGCATTACTTACGAATCAGTAACCGGTGATTTTTCACAGGTCAATTTCTCCAGCGGTCGCATGGGTTGGCAAGAAATGGGCCGAAATATTGATGCGTGGCAGTTTAACTTGTTTATCCCAACATTTTGCGGACAAGTTGCTAAGTGGGTTGCTGAGTTTGCCATGATGCCATTGGTGTCGATGCAATGCACACCGCCGCGCCGTCAAATGGTAGATCCCGCGCGGGAAATCCCCGCTATTCGTGATGCTATCCGCATGGGATTAACGACCATTCCAGAGGCTATTCGGGAATATGGCTACGATCCTGAAAAGCAATTTGCGGAGATCGCCAAAACCAATGCAACTTTAGACAGGTTAAACATCACGCTTGATTGTGATCCGCGCAAAACTAGCGGCCAAGGTCAAGCGCAAGCAGAAAAAATTAATAATCAGCAGGATATTGCAAATGCCAACTAAGCAAATGCCCGGATTACAAACCCGCGCGGCCTTTGTGCCGTCTACGCTGGATAAAGAAAACCGCACGATTGAGATCACTTGGTCTACCGGTGCGCAAGTGCGGCGTTATGACTGGTGGGAAGATGAATATTTTATTGAAGAACTTAGCATGCAGCCTAGCGCGGTGCGCCTGGGTCGTTTAAATAACGGTGCGCCATTCTTAGGCCTGCATGATCAATATTCGTTTAATGATGTGCTGGGTGTGGTTGAGCGGGCTTGGATCACTAATGGCATTGGTGGTGCCTTAGTGCGTTTTAGCAAGCGCGATGATGTGGAGCCCATTTATCAAGAAGTTGTTGATGGCATCCTGCAAAACATCAGCGTCGGCTACAACATCATAAAAATGCAAGAACAGCCAGAAAAGCGCGACGGCATGTCTGTTTTGTTGGCTACAGATTGGGAGCCCTACGAATTGTCATTAGTTATCGTTGGTGCGGATGCTGATGCAAGGGTAAGAAGTAAAGACAACCAAAATAGTTTAGTAAACGTAGAAATTTTAAGGGGTGTAAAGATGGACGAAGAACAA